CGTGGCTTCAAGCGCTACGTGCTCGATCGATCGGACCCGTTCATCGTCCGTGTGGATCAGACCAGCGGCGATGCCGCACGCAAGGGCGTCCACAGCGTTGATGAGCCATTGCGGACGGTGCACACCGCTGGCAGTTTCGCGGCGGTAACGCCGCACCTGATGACGATGCGAAACAGCGGCAAGCCGTTTCAGGGCGCGGACGAGCCGACGCATACCGTCACGGCTGGGGGCGCTGGGCTTTCTGTCATTGCCCCGCAAGTCATGGTCTTCCGCGCCGACCATGACGGCAAAGCCATGGACGAGCCGCTGCCAACCGTGACCGCGAACAGCTTTCAGAAGCGCCCCGGTGGGGCATCTCCACTCGGCCTTGCCACGGCGCAACTCGCTCCCTTCGTGACCTACGGCCAGCAAGGCGGCGCATCGCGGCCGGTCGATGAGCCTCACCACACGGTGTGTGCCTCGACGAAAGACACGAACAGTGTCGCTGCCGTCTATCTCGCCCAGCACAACGGCAACGGCGTCATCGGCCGAGACGCGGGGGAGCCGCTCTCGACAATCACGACGAGCGCGGCAAACCAGCAGCCGGTCATGGCGTATCTATCGACCTTGCAGGGCAAGAGCGCGGGCGTGGCGGTCGATGAGCCGCTCGGCACCGTGCTGGCGCAGGGTCAGCACCACGGCGTGGTGACGCCCTATCTCGCGGGCGTCGGTGGGCGCATGGGGCAGAGCGGTGAGCGGCCTGTCGAGGCGACTTATCACACCATCACGACGAAGCCCGACACGGTGCTCGTAGCGCCGATGCTCTCGGCCTATTACGGCACAGGCGAAGGCGCACCAGAGGATGAGCCCGCGCGCACGGTGACAACGCGCGACCGCTTCGGCCATGTCGAGGGATCGCTCGAAAGCCCGCCGCTCGCGGATTGGCAGATCAAGCGCGCCCGCGCGGTCGCGGCCTTCTTGCGTGCAGAGGGCGTCTGGGACGGCGGCGAGTTCGTGACGCTCGGCGACTACGTTGTCTGGGATATCGGCATGCGCATGCTCACGCCGCGCGAGCTGGCGCGGGCGCAAGGCTTTCCCGACAGCTACATCCTCGCCGCGCCGCTACCCGGCGGCGGCACGCTCACCGAAACCGCGCAGCGGCACAAGATCGGCAACAGCATCTGCCCGCCGGTCGCCGCCGCGATCATCCGCGCGAACTGCATCGAAGCTCTCACCCGGCCTCAAGTAAAGCGTCGGCGCGCCTCCGTTCCCGGGCGCGTGTCTGTTGGCCACGTTCCGCAACAGCATCAATCGACCTTGCTTGAGGACGCTGCATGACCGGCTCGACCGATCCGAACAAGCATATTGCCGATATCGTCGAGGGCTCGCTCGAAGAAGACGATTATGGCTGCGACGCTGGCGATCTCGGCGGCAGCGATGGCGGCGGCCTGCCGCCGGGCATCACGCTCGACATGATCGCGGGTAATGCCGTGCTCGACCAGAATGACACGGACAACGCGAGGCGGCTGCTCAACCTCTATGGCGATCGGCTGCTGAACGTCGACGAAGTCGGCATGCATGCGTGGGAAGGCCGCTACTGGAAGCGCGAAGGCGGGGACCACGAGGCCGAGCGTTGTGCGCAGCAAACCGCGAAGATGATCAAGCTTGAGCATCAATATCTGCCGGTGCCGGAGATCGTCCGCATTCAGATCGAGCGCGCGTCGCCGCTGAAGGCGCGCGATGAAGAAAGCCTCTCAGCTGAGGAAAAAATGATGCTCGCACTTGGCGCGGCGGCTGAAACTGCTCTCGAAAAGCGGCATCAGGGGCGCGTGAAGTTCGGCATTTCGTGTGGAAACCGAGCGCGAACCGTAGCGATGATACAGCAAGCCGTACCTCACATAACCGTCACTCCCGCAGCCCTCGATGCGGCCCCGCTTAAATGCAACGTGCAGAACGGGACGCTCGTCTTTGAGGTGAAAGAGATCGAGGAAGAAGACCTCGAATGCCCCGATCCGGACGTGGTGCGCATGGTGAGGCGGAAGGTCGCGAGCGTGCGCCTCGATCCGCACCGGCGAGAAGATCGCATCTCGAAAATGGCGTGTTGCTCGTATGATCCGAAGGCGACGGCTCCGCGCTTCACAGCCTTCATGGAGCGTTTCCAGCCGGACGATGCACAGCGGCGCTATCTGCAAGTTGCCGCCGGGCGCGGTCTGCTCGGCGGCGCCTCCACGCAATGTCTGATTTTTCTCTATGGCGACGGGTCTAACGGCAAGTCGGTATGGATGGAACTCATGGCGCGGATATTGGGCGATTACGCAGGCCGAATGAAGCCAGAAAGCATCACAGGCTCACAGGAGCAGGCGGGCGACAGGCCTACCCCAGATTTCGCGCGGCTCGCGGGCAAGCGCTTCGTGGCGATTGCAGAGTTGCCGCGCAACTCGCCGCTTCGCGAAGGGCTCATCAAGACGATGACGGGCTCGGAGCCGATGCCTGTCCGCCACCTGAACAAGGGGTTTTTCGATCTTACCCCTGAATTTATCCCCTTCATGTCGGGCAATGAGATGCCGGTTATCGGAGGTCTCGACAAAGGCATATGGAGGCGCATGAAGTTTGTCCATTGGCCGGTGACACTCACTGACGACGAGCAGCGGCCGTTCGAAGAAGTTGTCGGCGAGATGTTCGAGGAAGCTTCCGGCATTCTTAACTGGCTGATCGACGGTGCAATCATTTTTCTTGAGCAGGGTTTGCGAGAGCCCCCGGGGGTGCGTGCTCTGACACAAAGTCACCGAGAGGACAGCGATCCGGTCGGTGCGTTCGTGCGCGATTGCGTGAAGCCAGATCCTGGCGGGCAGGTACAGGCCCGCGCGATGTACACGGCCTTCGCCAAGTATTGCGCAAGCAACGCCATCAAGCCGTGGACTGAGAAATCGTTCTCGAATGCCATGAAACAGAAGGGCTTCAAGCGCGAGGACAAGCGCATCCGGCAGTGGCTCGACGTGACGCTCGATTGGGTGCCGGACTGTGACCCGCAGCCCCCGCATCGTGAGGACGAGCATTGATCCTCGCTCGAAAATTACCGATTTGCGCAATTTCGCAAATCGAGGGCCGCGAGGGTGCGAGGGTAGCGCGAGGGTAGAAACTCAACCCTCGCTGCATTCAATGCATTGATTTTGTTTGCGTTTTAGTTGTTTTGCGAGGGTTGCGAGGGTCGCGCGCGTATGTACGTATGAGAAAAGGGCTTCGGGCGAAGGCCCTAGCCGTTTTTTCCTTACACATTATAGGAACAATCCTCGCAACCCTCGCAACAAGACAATAAGCATATGAAATATAAAGGGAAAAAGGCCGCGAGGGTTGATTTTTGATCCTCGCACTATCCTCGCACCCTCGCAACCAGCCATAGGAGGAAACATGGCACGGCGAACAGAGCGGCCCGACAGGCTCAAGATCGACATCGAGAAGTTGCTCGACTGGACCTACCGTGTACAGAAGGTGGAACGCGCTGCTGCGGCCCTGCGCCCGCGTGCGCCCGTGGCGGCGCTGCCTTCGGCGCTTGGCCAATATGTGGTGCTGGGCACGCGCGTGGATCAGTCGAGCCACGCGTGCGGGATCGTCGGGCTGGCCTCGGAGCATCGGGGCGCGTGCGATGATGCGCTGATCGTGCACGATGCGGTGTTGGCCCTTGCTGACATGTGGCTTGAATGGGCCGATTTCGACCAGGTGGAGATCTGGGACAGGGAGCGCCTTGCCCGCGATGGCCAGATCGTCGAGCAGCGGAGCGGGGCGTGGTGGCGTCTGCCAGCCGTTACCATCGGCAATGTCGAGCCGATGCCGGCGCGGGTCGAGCAGGCATGCGCAGCGGCGATTGTGATCATAAACGCGAAGAATGGGACGCGGCCTGAAGCCTATGAGGACTGGGCCGCGCAGCGCGGGGCTACAGCGACCGATAGCGGAGTGATGGACCGTTGGGGGCGCGGGCGGAAGGCGCGCGATACGATCCGCGTCGACGAAGTGATGCACGCCCGCGCAATTTATCTCGTCTGGCACGCGGCGCTAGAAATGCTGGCGGCCCAGCTCGACGGCGCGCTCTCAGGCTTCGAGGTGACAGGCCCGGAAGCACAGGCGGAGCCATGGATCGGCGCGCGAGGTTCACGCGGTCGCGTGTTGGAGGGGGTTCGTTTGCAGAAATCAGAGCGCGATAAGCCTATAAAACTAAAGAGGAAAAAATAGTTCTTGACGCAAAAACCCCTTGTGACTACACACGAAGCATTCCAAAAGTTTGAAGATGACGCCTCCGAGCAGCCGCTCCGGGGCGTTTTTTTTATGGGCGGTTCGCATGGCGCGGGGCACGATCAGGATCGCTGCGTCGCAGCCTGGCATGGCGACGGTGATCGCCACGGTGTCGATGCTCTCCGACCCGAAGATGCGCAAGGCGCTCGCCCGGGCGGTAAACCACTCGACGGGCAAGACGCTGACGCAGGTGCGTCGCGCGCTCGTCAAACAGACCGGGCACAAGTACGGGGTCATCAAGGCCGCGACGGCGCAATGGTCCGCATCCGAGGCGACGCTTCAGGCTCGGATCGATGCGCGAGGAAAGTACGCTCGGCTTAAGGAGTTCGGCGCGAAGCAGACTGGCGCTGGCGTCGTCGCCGCGCCCTGGGCGAAATCAACCCTGTTCAAGGGCACATTCATCGCGCCGCGCGGAAAATTCGCGGGCAACGTCTACAAGCGCGTTCGCCGCACCGATGGCAGCGTGATCCGCGTCGGCAAGAACCGCTCCTGGCTGCCAATCAGGCCGCTCTATGGCCCCGCGATCCCGAAGGAGATCGTGAAGGACGCATCCGAAGCCGCCTTTCAGCGCACGGTTGCGGCTGAACTGCCGAAGCGCACCGCGCATGAACTGAAACGCCTGCTCAAGCTCTGACGGAGGGATCAACATGGCAACGGACATCTATGGGTACGAGCCCTTCCACCTGTGGGCGATTGCTCAAGCGGCCTACACCGGGCGCGCAGTGATCGTCGACGAGGCCGGCCGCACGCAGGTGCAGCAGCTCGTCGATGAAGGGCTGCTCGAAAGCCTTGGCGATGCTGGCAGCTATGCTCTGACGAAGCGTGGCCGCATCGTAGCTGATTGGCTGCTCGCCACGTTGGACGGGCTGACCCTGCTCCTGTCGAGACCTGCCGAGCCGGAGCGCCGCGAGCCGTCCATGCTGGGCTATCTCGTGCGGCTCTGGTGGCCCTTCGGGGCAGGCAGCGCCTAGAAAACTGTGGCTTTTGCGCAACCGTTGCGACCGCGCCACCCTTTTCGGGGCGTGGCAGGCCTGCCACAGTGGCCCATATGCCACATGCGCGGGTCCCTCTCGCCCCTCCCCAGGGGGGCGAACGGCACGCCGCCCCGAAATATCGCTAGCCGATTTCGAAACAAACTGACCTTACACGGCTGACATCATGACCCTGACGGCTGACACGCAAGAGCCAGTCGGCGCTGGCTTGTGGGTCAGCGTCTCCGACTTGGCTGCCCGCAAGGGCGTCACGAAGCAGACGATTTCCGAGCGGGTTGCGAAGCTCGTCCGCGACGGGCTGATCGAGACACGCCCCGGTCCAGGCCGGGCGAAGCTTGTCAATCTGGCGGCTTATGATCAGGCTGTAGGCGAGACCGGCGATGCGGCCAAGGCGCTTGGCGCGGTGACGAAAGCGACGATCCGCGCGCAGGAGCAAGGGGAAACAGCACCTTCAAGCGGTGGCGACCATGTGCTGGCGCGTGAGCAAGCGCGGCGCGCGGCCTATGAGGCCGATCTCGCGAAGCTCCGCCTGGACGAGAAGCTCGGGCGGCTGTTGCCGATCGAGGATGTCGAGGCCTCGATGGTGCGCTGTGCAGAAGCGTTGACGCGCGCGTTCGACCAACTTCCGGCGCGCGCCGACGATCTTGCCGCTGCGGTTGCAAAGGACGGTGTCAACGGCGCCCGAGCCTTTCTGAAGGTCGTGGCACGGGACACACGAGCCGTGCTCGCGAAGGAAATGAGGCTGCTCGACAAAGACGAGCCGGACGAGCCGCAGGAGGCGACGGAGGCCGAACAGGATGGCGAATGAAGTTTCGACAATCCGCTCTGCGCGTCATTGCCCGCACGCTGGCAAAGGTGCTGGAGCCGCCGATGCCGATCCCGCCCTCGAAATGGGCGCGGGAAAACCTCGTGGTGCCGGATGGCCCGCGAGCCGGTGAGCTTTGGGACCCGTATCTGACGCCCTATCTGATCGAGCCGCTCGACATGCTCGGACCGGATTGCCCGGTGAACAAGGTCGTGGTGCGCAAGAGTGCTCAGACCGGGTTCACGACGCTCGGCATTGCATGGATTGGCCACACGATAGACCGCGATCCGTGCCGCATGGCCGTGGTGCAGCCAACGGACAGTGCCCTGTCGGAGTTTTTGAGCGAGAAACTGAACCTCGCCATCAGCGAGACGAAGGCGCTCAAGACGAAGGTGCAAGCGCAGAAGTCGCGCAGCTCGCAAGGGTCGACGACGTACACGAAACGCTATCCGGGCGGCTCTTTGAGCTGCCTCATCGCGACTTCGACGGCAGATCTTCGCTCAAAGACACTGAAAAAGGTCTTCAAGGACGAGGCATCTGAATACCCGGACGATCTCGACGGGCAAGGCTCGCCTCATGCGATGATCAGCGCCCGCTACACGAGTTTTCTCGCGAGCGGCGACTGGAAGGAGCTGAATATTTCGACGCCGGTGCTCAAGGGCGCCTGCTACATCTCGGACGAGTTCGATGCAGGTGACCAGCGCTTCTGGCATGTGAGCTGCCCGCATTGCGGCGAGCAATTCACTTTCGAGTTTGACCGCAAGTGGTTCAAGTTCAACGATGTCTACCCTTACGAAGCTCACTACATCGCGCCATGCTGCGGTTCGGTGATCGAATATCATGAGCGCAACGCGTTGGTGCGCGCCGGCGAGTGGATCGCGCTGGAACCTGCGCCGGGGAAGTTCCCCAGCTACCATTTCGACGCGCTGTCGAGCCCGTTCGTTCCGTGGGACGAGATCGCGAAGAAGTTTATCGAGGCCGGGGATGATCCAGCCAAGCAGAAGGGCTTTTGGAACCTCACGCTCGGCCTGCCCTACGAGCTGCGCACCGACACGCCGGATTACACCCGGCTGATGGAGCGGCGCGAAGACGGTCTGACGCGTGGGCACATTCCGCCGCAGGGGCTCTTGCTGGTGATGTCCGCTGACGTGCAGATGCGTGGCATTTATGTCGAGGTGCTGGCGATCGCGCCCGACCGTCAGAGCTGGGTTGTCGACGTGCAATATCTCGACGGCGAGACGACGGACGCTGAGCGCGGCGCCTTCGCCAAGCTCACGGAGCTTTACGAGCGTACCTATCCAGATGCGTTCGGCAATCGTCGGCGCGTCGACTTGATCGGCGTGGACAGCGGCTATCAGACGAACACGGTCTACACCTGGTGCCGGAACCGGCCCGGGGCGATGGCGCTGAAGGGCGAGGACGGCTGGAGCCGCCCCGCGCTCGGTTCTCCGACGCTTCAGGACATCGACTACGGCGGCAGGAAGATCAAGAAGGGCGCGCAGAAGTGGACAGTCGGCACGTGGCCGCTGAAAGCCACGTTCTACTCGGACCTTCGCAAGGACGGGCTGAAGGCGGGCCGAGAGATCGACCCGCCCGGCTATTGCCATTTCGGCACCTGGCTCGACGAGGTGTATTTCCGGCAGATCACGTCGGAATATGTCTCCGACGAGAAGTTCAAGGGCCGCAATCGCAAGGTCTGGAAGATCAAGTTCCGCGAGGAAAACCACTGGCTCGACTGCCGCGTCTACAACATGGCGCTGGCCGAATATCTCGGCCTGTCGCGGATGACGGCGGACGATTGGGCTGTGCTCGCGAAAGAGCGCGGCGTGCCTAAAGAGGCGCGCGCTGTGGATTTGCTGTCACCGTCACCGGTTCGGGCGGCGGCGTCCGAAGCCGCGAAAGAGGCCGCTCCGGAGCCTGCTCCGGTGCCGAAACAGGAAGAACCGGCCGGAAACGACTGGTTCAAGGGCCGCAACCGCGGCTGGTTCAACAAACGCTGACGGAGATGATTATGCCCACCATGCGCGCGAAGATGAAAGTCACCTTCGTTCAACAGAATTTCTATGCTTTAGGCCCGGATGGGAAGAAGTGTGGCGAGACGCTGTCGCTGTGTGCTGTTTATGCGTCGAAATATCCGGAAGACGGCAGCGACGAAAACAACACGTACGCGAAGTTCACTCCGCAGGCGGAGTTGAAGATTACCGTCGCCAACCCGGAATTGTGGGGCAAGTTCGCGGTCGGCGATGAGTTCTATGTCGATTTCACCTCGGCATCGAAGCCCGAATAACTGGAGAGGGCGGTCTGGCTGGGCTCGAAGCTCCGCGCCAGCCGCCCCACACAAATACCCGAGAGGGCGGTCTGGTACTGCTCGCGAGGCACCCAGCAGCATCCCCGGCCTCACGGCCCTTGGGAGGCTTGAGCAAGGTCTTGGAACATAGACCGGCAATAAGGGGATACCCCCGCCGCCCCGGAAAGCCGCCGGCTCACCGCCTCCGTTGAGAGGCGGCTGTTCCGGCGGCACTTTTTTGCACGAGAGAAACGATGGCCTATCAGCAAGCTGACATCGACGCGCTGAAGCGCGCCATCGCGACCGGCGGCCGCAAGGTGCGCTACGAGAGCGGCGGCGAGGTGCGTGAGGTGACCTATCGCTCGCTCGACGAGATGGAGCGCTCGCTCGCGGCCATGGAGCGCGAGATTGCAGGCGCATCGCGCCCGCGTTCCGTGCTCGTTTCGCATGATCGGAGCCGATAATGGCGTGGGTGGATCGAGTTATCGGCGTGTTTTCGCCCATGGCGGAAGCTCGGCGGCTCCAGGCGCGTGCGGCTGTGTCCGTGCTCCGAAACGCCGCCGCGAGCCGCTCCTATGATGGCGCGCAAGCGTCGCGCCGCGGATCATGGGGCGGGCGGCAATCTGCCAACGCGGCGATAGGGCCAAACCTGCCGTCGTTGCGCGATAGGGCGCGCGATCTTGTGCGCAATACGCCGATGGCCCGCGTGCCAGACGTTCTCGCCGCGCATATCGTGGGCACCGGCATCGTGCCAACCTCGCGCACCGGCAATCGCGCGCTCGATAAGCGGGTGAACGCGCTTTTCGAGGCTTGGCAGAAACAGTCCATCGTTTCCGGCGAGGTTGATTTCTACGGTGCCCAGGCGGTTCTCGTTCGCTCGATGGTGGAAGGCGGCGACGCGCTCGTTCGCTATCTGCCGCGCCGCGCGGATAGCGGGTTGCCAGTTCCCTTGCAGCTCCGGCTCATGGAGGGCGATCAACTCGACGAGCGTAAGCATGGTCTTCTCGGGCGAAGCGCTGAAACCACGACCGTGCTCGGCATCGAGTTCACGGAGGACGGCGCCCGCAATGGCTATTGGATCAGAAAGGCCCATCCCGGCGATCTCTGCACGCGAGGCAACGAGAATACATCCGTTTTCGTGCAGGCGCGGGATATAGCCCATATCTATCGGCCGCTCCGCATCGGGCAGGCGAGAGGCGTGACCTGGTTCGCGCCGGTCATGCTGACGGCGAGAGACCTCGCCGATTACATGGAGGCGACGCTCGTCAAGGCGAGGGTCGAGAGTTGTTTTGCGGGCTTCGTCACGTCGGCGGATACGTCGATGCCGAATACGCTCGGCGGGCAAGTGAAGCAGGCTTCGGAGCCTCGTCGCGGGCCGGATACGCTGGAGCTTTCGCCCGGCATGATTACCAGGCTGGAGCCGGGCGAGACCATGGCCTTCGCACAGCCGTCGAGTTCGAACAGCTTCGAGGCCTTTACCCTCAATGCGGCGATGAATATCGCTGCGGGCACAGGCATCACTTACGACCAGTTCACGGGCGATCTGAGGCAGGCGAACTACAGCTCGCTTCGGGCCGGCAAGATCGAGTTCCGCGCCCTTGTCAGGCAACTTCAGTATCATCTGATGATCCCGAAGCTCTGCCAACCGACGTGGGACAGGTTCATCGAATGCGCGATCCTTTCCGGCGCCTTGAGGCTCCGCAAAGATGGCTATCCGGTGAAATGGATCGCCCCCGGCTTTGAACCGATTGACCCGCTCAAGGATCTGAAAGCGGACGTGCTGGCGGTGCGTACCGGCCGCATGAGTTGGGAGGAATTCGTTGCCGAATGGGGCAATGATCCAGAGACGCAACTCGACGAGTTGGCCCGCATCAACGCGGCCTTCGACGAGCGCGGGCTGATCCTCGACATCGACCCGAGAAAGGTTGCGGCGAGCGGAGCCGCTCAAGCCCAGCCATCGCGACCATCCGAAGAATAGGACAACTCATATGCCGAAGATTGAAACGCGGCGGGACGCGCACCTGCCCGGTCATACGCGCGCGCTTCCGATCTCGTCAGTCGACAAGGAAGCCCGCACGGTCGACGTGGTGTTCTCGACCGGCGCAAAGGTCCAGCGCTGGCGCTGGGTCGGTTGGGACGTCCACCAGGCCTACGAAGAGACGCTCGTCATATCGAACGCCGCCATCAACATGGAGCGTTTGCAGGCGGGTGGCCCGGTTCTCGACAGCCACAATTCATGGTCGACACAGACGCAGGTTGCCGTGGTCGATCGCGCGTGGGTCGAAGGTGACAAGGCGCTCGCGCGCATCCGCTTCCCAAGCCCCGGCGTCGACGAGCTGTCGGATAACATCTGGGGCAAGGTGAGCGAGGGCATCGTTCGAAACGTCTCGGTCGGCTACAGCCAAGATCAAATCCGCGTGGTCGAGGCCGAGAAAAAGGGCGACATCGAACAGTGGATCGTCGAGCGCTGGACGCCCTTCGAAATCTCTTTCGTTCCCGTGCCGGCCGATCCCGGCGCGCAGGTGCGTGGCGCCCGCTCTGACGGCGGCGAGCGCTCATTCCCGGCCGTTATCACCCTCACAAAGGAGACTAAACCCATGTCGGACCCCGTCCGCGAAGCGCCGGAAGTCCCGGCACAGGAAGACACCACGCGCGCCAACCCGCAGCCAGCGGCGGCGGTCGATGCAAAGGCTCTGCTCGCCGCCGAGCGCAAGCGCATCGCCGATATCAGCACGCTCGCCCGCCAGCACGGCATGAGCGAGGACTTCATCCGCACTCATACCGAGGCGGGCACGAGCGTGACCGAGGTCGGCGCCAAGATCCTCGATGCCCTGGCCGCTCGCGCGAAGGAAACCGACACGGCCACGATCGCGGTCGACAAGGCCGCCGATGTGAGAGGCGGCAGCGACAAGGCCGATCATCTCCGCGCTGTCCAGCGGTCGCGCGGCGTCAAGCTCCGCTCTGACAGCAAGGCCGCGTAACCAGCGCGAAACCGAGGAACCATAACATGCCTCTTAACGAGACCTTTACTTTCGAGCCCGAGCGCGAAGGCGCTGGCTCGCTTCCGCTCCTGTCCGATCCGGTGACGATCGCCTCCGGCCAAGTTCTCTCACGCCTTACCCTCGTCGGGCGCGTCACCGCGACCCGAAAGGTGATCAAGTCCGTGAAGACC